ACCAAGAGGCGGTCCATGCTCTCGCCGAAGCGACCTATTCCAGGCTAGGAGCGGTCGATCTCACCATAGGGCGACAGGTGGACGACCTATTTCGAGCTCTCCAGCTCGAGTATACTCAGAGTGTGGTCCTGGGGATCGATAGCGTCGATACGGCGGCCAGACGGATGAAAGAGAACTTAGCCTCCAGAGGTGTTACCGGCTTCATCGACAAGGCGGGCCGTCGTTGGGATATGGCCAACTACTCGAAGATGGCCGTCCACAACGCCTCCATGCAGAGCTTCAGAGAGGGGACTCGGATCAGGCTCTTGGAGCATGGCTATGATTTGGTGGTGGTCTCGACGCATTCTAAGGCCTGCCCCTTGTGCGTTCCCTGGCAGGGGAGGACCCTCTCGTTAACAGGAGAGACCCCAGGATATCCGACCCTCGCCGAGGCCCGAGCCGCCGGCCTGGAACATGTCGGGTGCCGTCACACAATGACCTTGAGCCCCCACGAAAAGGAGCGGGATAAATGGAACTGACCGAGGTCCTCGAGTTCTCACGCGCCGACATGACGAGGATCGTCTCCCAGCGGCTGAAAGAGGACCGAGAGAAACGGGGAACCACCGTCCTGTTGAAGGAAAGGGTGGCCCTGAAAAAGAAGATTAACGAGCTTGAAGCCACAACCGAGCTTCTCAGAAAAGAGCTGGAATTTCTCAGGTATCAAGCTTGGTTGCATGACTATGGCCCTTAAAGGCGGAACCGAGTTTTCCCGGGCCGTGGTTTTACCTTTCATTAAACGATCCGTTTAACCTGGCATAGATATTTAACCGATCGTTTAACAATTAGTTAAACATGCCATTCTTAGGGGTCAAGATCTCGGCGGAGCTGGAGACCTTGATCGACGAAGAGGTTAAACGCTCCGAAAAGTCCAAAAGCGATATCGTGAGGAATGCGTTAAACCAATATTTTAACGTCGCAACCCTTGAAGGTACGACCTTAATCGTATTAGATAAAAATGAGCTTATAGATTTGATTGATAGTAGGCTAAGGGTAAAACCAGAAGTTAAACGAGAAATTAAGCAGATTAAAGTTGTTGAACCCGAAGTTAAACCAAAAGTTGAACCAATTCTGCTTAATGTTATAGAAGTTAAACCGAAGGTTAAACCTGAGGTTAAACCATCGCCCTCCGAGGATCCCGTAACCACCGCGAAGAGGTTTATCCTCGCCGAACTGGAGGCGGGGAGGGAGCCAACGGCGGCAGAGGTGGCCGAGGCGGTGGAGATGGATCCAAAGCGGCTGGGAACTCTTTTGGGGCGGGCTGGGATCAAGGCCCGGAGCGTCCATAGGGGCGGGAAAAAAGCACGGCGATATACGCTAGATATGAAGGAGAGCATCGAGCGACTGGCGGCCCGATGATCCACCCCTCTCCCCATTAGTTATGTGACCATCTCCGCAAGATATATATGAGATGGTCACATAACTACATACCATGAAGAGCATTCACCGAACCGCCAGCGGTCGGAAAGCAAAGGAGCTGAGAGAAGAGGCGAGGACCTGGAAGGGCGAGGCCCGAAAGATCCGAGCGGCGGCCCCGGAGCTGGAGCCGGCGGCGAGGGAGAGAGAGATGGAGGCCGAGAGGCTGGAGGCCGAGGCCCTGGAGGCCCTGGAGCGGGCGAGGCTGGAGGCGGTGACCGTCTACCTCGGCCCTGTGGAGAAGACCACGGCGAAGGGGACGAAGACCTATCGATACTATTTTGCGGCCTGGAAGGTGGGGGGAAAGGTGAAAAACGTCTACATCGGCTCCCCCCGGAAGATGACCCTGGAGGAGGCGACAGCGAAGGCGCGGGCCCTGAAGGCGCGGGATCTTGGTCTTCGGGGATAGTTATAGAGGCGGGGTGCAGGGGTAGAGAAAACCCCGGTCTTTAGGCCGGGGATGAATCGTACCCCGCCTCTATAATAGTAAAGTACTAGTATGCATTAGTATGTATTAGAAATGGGTGAAGCCGATGCCTCTTATAGAAATCCACAACGAGCGCGGGCGGTTGCATGCCTCCGACTCCTATGGGGAGTTCAGCGAGGAGTTCATAGCGGAGGTGCTAAAGGCCGAGCGGGAGTGTGAGATGGGGCGATGCAAGCGATTTGATAACATAGACGACCTGATCGCGGATTTGCTTAGCGACTGAGACATTCTACACGATTTTATGGCGTACACATACGAAACCGATCAGGAATTCAAAACTAATTTTAAACGTCTTACGAAAAAGAATAAGGTCCTGGCTGAAAGGATCGTCAAAAAAATCCAGGATATATGCGAGTATCCCGAACGCGGCGAGCCACTATCGGGGAATTTGGCTGGCAAATGGAGTATTCACGTTGCCAATCATTATGTTATACTGTACGAAATAAGAGATAAAGACAAAGTTGTACGATTTTTAAGTGTTAAGCACCACGATCGTGCATATGGCAAGAAAATATGATGGGCGCCACGACACGTACGAACGACCAAAAACTTATTATGCATTGCTACATATCGTGATCGCACACGATACTCAGGGGAGAAGATCAACCGCTTCCCAGTTGGTGACATCGACAGGCGTGACCTCTTCTCACCTCCTCTGGGGTCGTGCCTTCCGTCAGACATGTCCAGAGACTCCGCATAAGCCGAGAGGGGGCACCGGGAATGATCCGCCCCGGCGTCCCCTCCTATCTTAATCTCTTTAATCTGTCAAATCCGGCGGCGAGGATATATCCAGCCGATTTTATAGCCGTCGCGCACGCCTCCGACGACCTGAAAAGCGCCATCTGGCGGAACCGATAGCAGGCGACCCCCACCCCTCGGATAAGCACCTTTTCGGCCTCCCACCGTATGATGGTACGCGACAGGATAAGCTTATTCATATAGTGTCTGGAACGGATGGGTTAACAAGTGGCTGGTTTTCGAGCTATTTTATCTAACCACGCTCATCATTTTACGGGCGGGCATCTGGGCATGTGTATATTAGTGCTCCACTATATTCAAATCGCTCGACGGATAGTTTATATATGATGTACGGCATAGTACATTTGGATAACTTCAATGTGGTGATATGAGTATGGGCGAGGCAATAGAGAAGACAAGAGTGAACGTCACTCTCTCCAACGATATTTTGAAGTGGATCGATGAAAACATCGATAGCCACCGCTTCGCAAGCCGAAGCCACGCCTTGGAGTTTGCGGTGATGTCGCTAAAAGAGGCCGACGCCAGACGGGCGACGCTCGACAAGCTAGTCATGGGGCTGGATACCAGAATCCAAAAGCTTGAGGGCGGAAAGAAGAAAGAGACGCAGCGCGGGATCGATGTTGGGGCAATGCTTGAGGCAGTCACTGACGAAGTTTATTACAGCTGACAGAGCCAGCATCTTCAAATAGAATCGTGGCGATTTAATTTGCAGAAGAGTAAAATTGAGACCGCCGGTCCCTAAACCGGCGGCGAAACCAAGACAGGCACAGGAGCAGAAACCTATGCTAGACCATATTGTAACACGGCGACGTATAAGCTTTTTGCCCTATAACCACGGGCAGGTATCGGCGGAGACCACCATCGAGCGGCGGTGGTGGTGATGCGATTTAGCGACGACGACGTCGAACCGATCATGCCGCGGGGAGTCTGCTCATTTTGTGGCGAGCCTGCGGCTGCTATGTGGTCGTTTCATTCAGAGGTAAGGGTATGCCGAAACTGCGCGGTGAATATCCTCCCTCGATTGATAGCAGATGCAACCGTGGATGGTGAGCGGTCAGAGTACGGCGAGATCTTAGAAATCTTCGAGTCTCTGAAAGCTCCATTTCTGGAGGCGGCGCTGTGCCAGGTGACCATTCACGGCCGGGATAAGAAGGGGCGAGGAGAATGACCTCACCGACAACGCGGTCGGATAACGTTCACCGCGCACCTACAAAAGGCGTAAATCTAAGGATAGTAATGTGACTATGGAAATAAGATTACTGGTCCGCCGGGTAGAGACCGGCGGCGCCAGAAGTCAGGAAACACGGGACGGCAAAGACCCATGTCGTACAATACTGTAACTTGTAACAGCGGCGTTAAATACCTATCGCCGATTAAGGCTGATAATCTCAGCCTGTGCTTTGAAACCGCGAACAAGCTCGCCATTCGAAGACTTTCGGAGCTTGCAGCGGAAAATGACGCCTTGCGATCCGAGATCGCTTCTCTCAGGGGGCGATCCGAATGAGCAACGATCGAGGCAGCCGAGCCCGCAGGCTTAAATATAATATCCCCCCATCAATTGCTGATGGAGTTTTCCCTCATCATGTAAGATCGGGACATGTTCTCTCTGCTGGGACAAAAAGAGGAGAAAACATGAAACACCGAAATCCCAATCACGGTGGCCGGGTGGTCGCCGTGGCCAACCCTTTTCCCAAGCGAAGCGGCTTTTCTGTCAGATTTGACTCTCTCGGGAGGCGGTCCTGATGTCCTGCGAAGAGCTGCAGGCTCGATTGGCCGAGGCAGAAGCTACGATCCGGGCTAAGGACGAGACGATCAGACAGCAGGCCGAGAAGATCGCCGAGATGAGTATGGTCGCGGCGGCGAAGGATCGGAAAATCGTATTGCTCCTTCTGAATAGGGATCTGCTGGAAGGATATCTCGACAGGGCATTAGAAGCGGCGGCAATCCCTTACGCGAAGCTGGGAACTGAGGAGAGGAAACGAGCCAACGATCTCAAGGCGGCAATCGAAGATCGGAACGATTTCATGGACACCGCCGAAAGGTCTGTTGAGCTGATCGAGACGGCCATCAAAGCCCTTGCCGAAGCTCAAGCCCCTCAAGCGGCGGCTTCTGATGAGGGCGACAAGCCCTATTCGTACACCGTCAAAACCTTGACAGCGCACCGAGCCGATACTCTCATCGATCGGATGACTCGGTACGGAAAGAAGGCCATGAAGTCGGGCGATGCAAAGATGCTTCTCCAAGAGGTCGAAGGTGGATCAGAGCTGGATCCCAAGGTAATCCACAGAGCAATGAGGTACGCCGCAACGGCGGCCGGAGGGAAGCTAGACAAAATCGGAGGGGTGTTAAGGCTGATCATACCAGAGAATAGCCGAGACAAAACCACCGTCTCGGCAGAACCCGCAGCAAAACGCACCGTAAAACTGGGAGGTGGTTTTGCGGGATTAATCCTGGACGGGATTGCTGACAGCGTGTCAAGCCTCCGAGGGGGAGGGACCCCCGGAGGATAGGGGGTGATCGTCCCCTGCATCGCATGTGAACAAGATAATTTAGATACAAATTAACACGTTTCCGGGTTTGTGTGTGTAGTGTAGTGTTGTGTTAGTCAGTAGTGTCGATTTTCGTCGTTTTTATTTTCATCTCTTTATGGTTTACTTTTCGTCCTCATCTCTTTCTCGGAGGGTTGACAATCTGTCAAGTTCCGGTTGGCTTTCCAGGACGGGGCCGTCTTGGAGTCGAGAGAGTCGAGAGGATGGGGAAGTCCTGTCTGTGGACAAAAAGGCAAAGTCCATATAGTAAGATGGACATTTGTATAATCAATGCAAAAGAAGAAGCCCGACCCCGACGGCTTCCGGGCATGGGTCAGGGATCGGACCGATAGCCCACGGGATCACATCGTCCTTGGCGACGGCATGCAGCTCGCCAAGGTGGCGAACCGCTACCTGATCTCTTCGGAGACGGCGCGGGACATTCTCCGAAAAGAGGGCTGGACCCTGGAGCCCGTCGGCTCCGGCGTCTTGCGAGCCTGGCGACCTCCAGAGAGGGGGGACTGAGGGTGGCTAAGGGCGGTCCTGTCGGCGAGGAGGAGGAGACGGCGATCCTGGAGGCGCTGAAGGCGGGGCGATCCGTCCGGGACGTGGCGGGGGAGTTTGATCGAGCTTTCTCTACCGTAGCTGGCATAGGCCGACGAAGCGGTCTTGATCTGGCTGCACGTTCGCATACAAAACAAGCAGCGTTCGCCAATTCATGCTACGCCTCCGAGGCTCGGATCAAGCTGATAGGCCGGGGGATGGACAAGGCGGCCGAGCTTCTCCCTCAGATCACTTCTCCGAGAGACTTGAAGGACTGGAGCGTGGCCGTTGCTGTTTTGGCTGATAAGCGCCGGCTGGAAGAGTCCACCGACCCATCGGCGAGGGGCGGGGCGATCCGGGCGCTATTCGAGAAGATGGGCGGCGGGGAGGAGGTGGGAGCGTGAGCTTCCAGATCCCCGTCGGTAAGCAGCGGGACTTCTGCCTCCAAAGCAACTCCCGGATCAACATAGCCCACGGCGCTGTCCGGTCTGCGAAGACCGTCGGGGCTAATGTCCGATGGCTCCGGGCTATCCTGGAGGCTCCTCCGGGCGCCAACCTTCTGATGGCCGGGAAGACCCTGGGAGCCCTTGAGAGGAACGTCCTTAGCCCCATCGGTCAGCTCGTCGGCTCCGGGAACTTCGACTACAAGAGGAGCTTAAAGCGATGTTGGATATACGGGCGCGAGATCCTCTGCGAAGGCGGGAATGACGAGGCGGCTTATACGAAGATCGCCGGCCTTACGCTACATTCTGCTTATGTCGATGAGGGCTCTCTCCATCCTGAGAGCTTCATCAATATGCTGATGACGAGGCTCTCCGAGCCCGGCTCACAGCTCTTCCTGACCACGAACCCTGGCAACCCCGGACACTTCCTCAAAAAGAGGTGGATCGATCGAGAGGCAGAACTCGACCTCCGCTCCTGGCATTTCAGGCTTGAGGACAACCCTCATCTCGATCCGGCTTACGTCGCCGAGCTGAAGAAGCAGTTTGGCCCTCCGACCTCCCTCTTCTATCAGAGGTACATCCTCGGCGAGTGGGTGGCGGCTGAGGGCGCTATCTATCGAAACTTCGATCGAGAGGCTCACGTCGTCCCTCGCCTCCCAGAAGGGAGGATCGAGGAGATGAGGGTGGCTGTGGACCCCGGCGCGACACATCCGACGGGGATGCTGAAGGGCTTCCGGATCGGCGACAAGTGGTACATCGGCGGCGAGTACCGCAAGGCCGACAAGTCCCCGGCGGAGGTCTCGAAGGACCTGAAGAATTTCCTGGCTGGGATGTACCCGACATCGATCGACGTCGACCCGGCGGCGAAAGCTCACCGGCTCCAGTTCATAGGCGACGGGATCGAGGGAGTCCAGCAGGCAGACAACGACGTTCTCAACGGGATCCAGAAGGTGATCAGCGCCTTTGACCAGGGCTGGCTCCAGCTCGTCGGCCCGGCTACTCCCATGCTCCAGGAGGAGCTCGAAGGTTACAGATGGGACCCCAAAGCCACCGAGCGGGGTGAGGACGCGCCGATAAAAGAGGGCGACGACCTCGCCGACTGTCTCCGCTACCTGGTTAACCGCATCTCAAAATCACGAAGGGTTACGCTACCTCCGAGGAGGAGATCATGACGACCGTACACACCGACCTAAGCTTCTTAAATCCCATGCAGAAATGGCCCCCCGCCGCCGATAAGGCGCGGCTGGACCGGTACGCTAAGAACCGCCTCCTCCTGGAGGGAGATCACGATCTCGTCTTTGTCAACTTAGACGACGACGAGTACAAATCCCGCAACATGCGGCTGGGGTGGTTCAGGCGCATCAGCACCTTGTTCTCCGACCTGAGCGTGGGCTCCCCTCCGAAGTTCACGGCGGCGGAGCAAGAGACCATCGACCGGATAACCGAGGCCAACTCCTTCCACCTCACCATCTACGACCTCATCACCGACCTCGTATCCTTCGGCGACGGCGTCCTTAAGGTCCGATGGGATGGGCGGCGAGGAGTCATATCGAGGATCGATCCTAAGCTCTGGTTCCCTGTGACCTCACCGGACGACGTCGGGACCTTCACGGCTCACGTCTTAGCCTGGGAGGTCGTCGAAAAGGACTTCAAGTACGTCAAGGTCGAGATCCACCATCCTGGGAAAGTAGAGCACCGCCTCTTGAAGCTAAACACCGGCGGTGACGAGATCCAAGGGTCTGTCCCTCTCTCCACCATCGAGCGATACGCCAGCCTGAAGCCCGAGGAGGCGACCGGCGTCCCTGGCTTCCTGGTCTTCCCCTTCAGCAACCTGAAGAGCGGCGATGGTGTCTTCGGGCTGGACGACTTCCGGGACATCTCCGACCTGGTGGAGGAGATCGAGCGGCGGTTGATCAAGGTCTCGTCTACTCTCGACGTCTTCGCCGATCCCTGGATGTGCGGGCCTCCGGGCCTCAGAGTCCGAGACCCGATAACGGGCGAGGTGGTTTGGGCGAGCGATGAGAAGTACATCGCCCTAACCGAGGGCGAGTCCCCGCCGGAGATCCTAACCTGGGATGCCAATATGGGCGCCACCTTCACTCAGATTGAGACTCTCCTTTCCCAGCTCTATGTCATGGCCGAGCTGTCGCCGGCTGCCTTTGGCGAGACCAAGAACGGGCTCGCCGAGTCGGGAAGCGCCCTCAAGAGGCTGATGCTCCCCACCCTGGCGAAGGTCAACAGGCTCCGGCTCCGGATCAAACCGAAGCTCATCGAGGTCCTGAAGACCACGGCGGAGTTAGAGGCTGCCTCGAGGATGAGCGGCGCCGAGAAGCTCACGAACGTCTCCCTGGAGTGGAGGTCCAACCTTCCCATCGACCCGATGGAAGCGGCCACGGTCGAAGCCACGAGGCACACCGCAAAGGCCACCAGCATCAGAGGGAGCCTATCCCGGCTCGATCCTGACGCCACCGAGGAGGACCTGGACCGGGAAGAGGCGAGGATCAAAGAGGAGGCGCTGGAGGCTTCGAAGGCCCTCCTCTAATCCTCCAAATGAAGCCTGATAACAGTCTAAAGTCAAAAGCATCAATTGAAGCTTTTGACTTTAGACAGTCTCCTCTTTTCACAAAAAGGACAAACATTTAAATACTATTCGAGGCAGATTATACGGATAGGCAAACGAAGGCCGTAGACTTCGGAGATTCAAACCCATGACCGATGATGAAAAGAAATTCACTCAGGCTGACGTGGACCGATTCATCCAGGAACGGCTGGCGAGAGAGAAGGCGAAGTATGCCGATTATGACGAGATCAAGGCTGAAAATGAGGAGCTGAAGGCCAAACTCGCCGAGGCAGAAGCCGCCGGTAAAGCCGCAAACCTGGACACTCTGAAAGCGAAGATCGCCACCGACCTGAAACTCCCTCCCTCCCTGGCGGGACGCCTCCAGGGTGCGAACGAGAAGGAGCTGAGGGCCGACGGCGAGAAGCTGCTGAAAGAACTCGGGCCCAAAGAGCCTGTGGGCGGCGCTGGCAACCCGGCGGGCGAGGTGAAGAAACCCCTAACCCGTGAAGCTGTGAAGGCCATGACCCCGCAAGAAATCATCGCGAACATGGACCAGATCAAGAGCCAGATGAAAGAGGGCTCATTGAGGTGAAAATCACATGGCATTAACGAATTTCATAGGCGAGGTTTGGGCTGCCCAAATCCTCCAGAGTCTCCAGAAGTCCCTCGTTTACGGTCAGGCTGGAGTTACAAACAGAGATTTCGAAGGCACGATCAAGGGCAAAGGCGACACGGTGAGGATCACCGCCCACGGCCCGATAACCATCGACAATTACAACAAGAGTACGGGCATAGGCGACCCCGAGGAGCTTGACGACGCCTCCACCGTCCTGGAGATCACTCAGGCGAAGTACTTCAACTTCAGAATCGACGACATCGACAAGGCTCAGATGAACGTGAAGCTGATGGAAAGCGCCACCCGAGACGCTGCCTACCAGCTCGCCGACGTAGCCGACCAGTATATCGTGGCTCAGATGGTGGCGGGGGCCGGGAACGCCGTGGGGTCCGACACCTCCGATAAAATTTTCGACGGCTCCACCGACCTTGTAACCGAGGAGCTTCTCGAATGCAAGCAGAAGCTCGACGAGGCCAACGTCCCCGCCGAGGGCCGGTTCGTGGTCCTCCCTCCATGGGTGGTTAAGTGGCTTCTTCAGGAGGACGCGCTCGTTAACCCGGTTTGGTCCGGGGTTGAAGGCGCCATGTTGAACGGCGAGATCGCTAAGCTTTTCGGCTTCAGTATTTTGCAGAGTAACAACGTCCCCAACACCGCCGGCGACCATTACAAGGTCGTGGCTGGAGTGGCGCGGGCGACGACTTTCGCCGACTCTGTGAACGAGGTCGAAGGTTACCGGCCTGACAAATTCTTTGCGGATGCGCTGAGGGGCCTCCATTGCTACGGCGCGAAGGTCATCGATCCGAGCTGCCTGTGCGTTCTGACTTGTGCTCCGAGCTGAGGTGATCCAAAATGGGAAGATCTGCAATCACGGTAAATGAATGCGACGGCTCCTGGAAAGCCAGGGAGACGCCCGACGCTATCGATGTAGCGAACGATCACAGCATAGCGGCGGGGGAGAACTTCAAGCGGATGATCATCCTCGTCCATATCTCGGCGGGAACGGGAACGGGCGGGGACATCGCCCTGAAGGCTGGAACCGCGCACCCTGCATTTAGGCGGGGGCTCGGCGACCTGGCGATCGGGGGCAACCTCGTCGCAACCGAGGAGTACGTCATCGGTCCGATCGAGACGGCCCGGTATCTCCAGAGTGACGGGACGATCCATCTGGACGTCACCGATACCAGCAACACCAATCTCGCCGGGACGGTCGAAGCTTTCGCATTGCCTTGAGGGGGGGACGTTTCCCTCCTCTCATTTAGGGTGGTTCGATGAGCCTGCTCGACGAGATTCACGGGGCCCTGAGGCCGAAGACGGAGCCCATCACCTCGACCCTCTCCGAGCTAGGAGCTACGTCGGAGGGGTTCACGTCGGTGTCGTCGGTCTGTCCGGTGACGATTCTTTACCAGGCAACCGAGGATTTCAAGGGCTATCCAGTATTCGACGTCAAGCTCGGCGACACCTGGTATCCGTATTATCCCGACGACCCGAACCTGGTCATGGTCCCCGAGGGCTGCCAGATCCGGGCGCGGCTGGATAGTTACGTGGCGGGATCGATCACCGTCAAAATCTTCCAAGGTCGAACATCATGATGGTATGTCATGCTAGGGGCGAGGGCAGAGGGCTTTCCCTTCCGTTCCCTCCCACCGGCTTCACTCACCGGCGGCACCCCTCGCCCTTGGGGCGGGCTTGTCACACCCGCTCCAGCTCCTAATTTCGAGGTAAATCATGGCCGAATCCGAGTATGTTGATTCTGATGAGATGGACAGCTACGTAGCTGATCGGCCCGAGGCAGAATCATGGGATGCTCTCTCCGGGGATGAGCAAGAGGCTCTTTTAGGGTACGTCTCCGGGCTTGTGGATAGTCTTCCTTTCACCGGTCGGAAGTACGAGACCGACCTCACCGAACAGCCCCTCCAGTGGCCGAGGCTGATCAAGGTCCGGGGCGGCTGGAGGGTGGAGCGGGACGCCGATGATAACGTCGTAGTCCCCCAGGCGATCAAAGATGCAGTCTGCGAGGAGGCCTTAGCCCGGCTGGACACGTCCAACGATGCAAGACGAGCCCTCCAAGAGGGGGGCGTGAAGTCCTTCCATCTAAGCGACCTCAGCGAGACCTACACCGGCGACCTCCAGGGAGGCGGGATCAAGGGGACGCCTCTCCGAAGCTGGACGGCTTACCGGCTCCTGGAGCCCTACCTGGCTAAGGGGGCGCGGTCCAGGTGAGCCTAATCCGAGGCTACCTTAACCAGGTTGGACAGGTCAAGAGGACGGCGCCGGCTGTATTCTTCGATGGCCCGGCGGCTGCCTCGCTATCCCCGCTCCTGATAACCGGGATCGGTGGCGACTCGTTCAAGGTCAAGGTCCAGAAGTCGGGCGGCGAGGCTGTAACACATACTGTAACAGTCACTGGAACGAATGGAGGGAGCCCGGTCTCCAACGTCCTCACCTTTGACTACGCCACCCAAACCAAAACCACGTCCAGCTATTTCGACACCATAACCTCCATAACCACAGAAATGGCCGGGGAGACCCCGCTCCCAAATATCCGAGCCGTGGCGGTCGACGGCGGCGGCGCCGAGATCACGGCTACAACCTGGGAGGACTTCCCATGCCGATGGGAGGAGAAGGCCACCCCCTACTGGAATGACCTCGGCGAGTTCATCCTCTCTGATGCAAAAGTAATGACCGAGGCAGTGATCGAGGCCGGGGATTTTATCCGACTTTACCCCGACACGGGCGCGGGCTCTGAAGTTAAATCCATGAAGCCGGCGGTGGGGCTGGACGGGTCCGAGGAATTCCGGACGTTGCTATTATGAGGTGCTAATCATGGGAGAAGGCGCGGGCGGTGCAAGCCGCAAGAAGCGGAAAAAGACAGAATTGACCACCAGAAAGCCGAGGAAAGGAGCCGAGCCAGGCTTGAACATCACGCCCGAAGAAAATAGGCGGTACGTCAAAAAAACCATGCTGTGATGCGCTATGGATAGACCTATACCAGACTTCGACGGCGACGTGATCGACCTTCGGCCCCTTCTCGCCGAGGCAGAAACAAAATCCAAGCTGAAGTCGACCGACGTCGGGGACTGGATTTGGCCGAGCGATAACGCTCTCTCGATCCCCCTCCTCTTGAAGGACATGCAGCCTAGGGCCTTGGAGCTTCCGACCAACAGATGGGGGGCGCGGGCGAGGCGGGACCGGATCGAGGGCGGGACGTTCCACTTCTACACCGATGACTATCGCTTTGAAAGCCTCTGGAAGAACCCGACCCCTCTCGTCAATTCAGGATGTAACGCCGTTGCGGAGACGAACTTCAGCACCAACGACGAGATGCCCTTTGCGGTCTTCCTATGGCACCTTTACCGTAAGCGGTGGCTTTCCCGCTACTGGCAAAGCTACGGGATCGAGATTTGGGCCGATCTGGCTGTCGCCCCTCGATATCGCCAGTATGCCCTCTTAGGGGTCCCTAAAGGCTGGAAGGCTTACGCCACCTACTCTTTCGGCTCTCACGGGATCGACCGAGTTATCGCCGAGGCAGAACTCGCCGAGGAGTACGCCGGGGGCGAGATCCTCCTGTGGTGCGTCTGTGGCGAGCCTGAGGACCTCCAGGTATGCCAGGATCACGGCTGGATAGGGACTCCGGCCCATCAGCAGGCCTATCTCCGCAACGTAGGCGGCAAAAAGGCGGCCCGATACGCTGAGGCGACTATATCCTCGCCTAAGAGGCCGGTTCCCTGTCGGACCCTCTCAGACTATGGGGGGCGGTGAGAAACGCCTCCAGAAGCCGAAATAACGAAGATTCTTTCGGGATTCCCTCCAAAAGTAACTCTCATCTTGGATTATAATGGCTATTTCGAGAGGAAAGATCCGAAGATCCTCGCCAGATCCGCCGAGGACCTCCGGCGGGCTTCTCTCTCCAAGAATAGGAAGATCCTGGACCCTCTCGTGGAGTCCTTCAAGGGGAGCGACCTGGAGGAGCGGGCCGTCGCCCACTACTCGGGCCCGGAAGGCGAGAGGTTAGCCCGGCTCCTCACCAGGACCGACCTCAAGGCCGTCAACTCCCTAGCGCCGAAGGGTGAGAGCGCCGAGGCGATCGAGGCAGCTTTGGGGCGGTCCATCGGCTCATCCTGGAGGTCGGAGTTGATCCTGGAGACGGAAACCCACGGCGCGTTTCAAGCGGTGGGGGTGGAGCGGGCGGCGGCGATCGGGCGACAGTCGAAGACCTGGAGGACTCAGCGAGACCACAAGGTTAGGCCCTCACATCGGGTTCTGGAGGGGATCGCCGTCGATATAGATGCTGTTTTTCCGAACGGCGAACAATTCCCGGTGAGCCCACGCTGTCGGTGCTGGCTCGAATACTCCGGCTACGGGCCGGGGCGGGATCTCGTCCTGTGGTAACTTCCGGGCAGACTCCGAGTTTAACAATGTAAAACACGATCCAGTAACCTTATAAACAAGTAATGTTAAACACTGTAAAACATGGGATTCCTGGGAGTCCGGATCGACGAGGACCTGGAAGAAGCGATCAAGAAGACAGGCAGACCAGCGTCATCAGTAGTCAGGGACGCCCTCCGGGCCTATCTGGAGCTTGATCGGCCACCCATCAGCCCGGAGCATGAATATCTGGTCAGAGAGTTTGAGCGGCTACTCGATGAAAAGCTAACCGTCAGCAGAAAAGCGTTAAACGCTGTTAAACATCCGCCGACTACCCCAACCACAGAGTCGGTGTTAAACACCGTTAAACACAAGGCACAAAAGAGACCATCCAAAGATGAGCGGCTCAGGAAGGCGCTGAAGGCGATCCTCGGCTTCTTCGACGAAGGCATAGAGCCCTTGGTCGGAGAGGTGGCGGAAAGGGCGGGCGATTCTCCAGGAGGGCTGGGGATGATCTTAGGGAAGGCAGGCGTTCGGACTAAGCCGACGGCGAGAGGAGAGCGCCGGGGCCGACTCTACACATTCGAAATGCGCCCCCAGATCGAGGGGCTGCTGGAGAACGGCGAGCTGGAGGAAAGGGCGGGATAGTATTTTGTATTAGTTGTAACAACAGACTGTAACAGATGGCTCAGATAGAGGTTCGCAAAGAGGGTGCTCGTCTGCATGCCTCCGACTCCCACGGGGAGTTCAGTGAGGAGTTCATAGCGGAGGTGCTAGAAGCCGAGCGAGAGTGCGATGCGGGGCGATGCAAGCGGTTTGACAACGTAGACGACCTGATCGCGGATTTGCTCAGCGACTGAGACATCCCACACGATTTTATGGCGTACACATACGAAACCGATCGGGAATTTAAAACTAATTTTAAACGTCTTACGAAAAAGAATAAGGGGCTGGCTGAAAGGATCGTCAACAAAATCCAGGACGTATGCGAGTATCCCGAACGCGGCGAGCCACTATCGGGGAATTTGGCTGGCAAATG